CGCACCCACATTTAAACTGGCTTGATCTTTTGCTTTTTCTGTATTGTCTTTTTGTTTTTGTGCTTTGTCTAAATCTTTAAGAATTTTATTATTACTTTTAGGAGGAGTATACCCCTTAGACTTCATTTTCTCTCCAACAGTAGAGAACCCTGTTTTCTTCTTATAATCTTTTTTAGCTTTTTCATAAGCTTTTTGTGATTTTCCGTAACCTCTCATTATGGTCTCCTCCTTCCTGCAAAGTACATAATGCCTTGCTTGTTTATAGTACCACCTCTTTTAGCAGTTGCAATGGCTCCGTATAAATCACCACTAGCCAGAGCTGCACGTTTAGCAGG